CGAGTACGCGCGTACCCGCCGCAAGCAGTATCTGTACCAGCTCCGCTACTACCAGAAGAAAGGCCGTGAGCTTGCCGCCCTCGGCGTGACGATGGACAACCTTGACGAGATGTTGTGTAGCTCGGAGGAGGCGTGACCCATGCCGAAATTGAAAAAACGCGCCAGCCGCTATGACCAACTGCAGGCGCTGCTTTATGGGCAGCTCCGGATGCACGGAACGAAGCCGGAGGATCTGCTCGGCTGCTGCCGCGAGACGGCGTCGAAGCGCCTGCGGGACATCGACCGCATGCCAGTCGGCGACCTGCTCACGCTCGGGCGAGGGCTTGACATTCCGATCGCCGACCTCCGCGCGGCGATCAGGTATCAGTAAACGGTGAGAAAGGGGAAACAACATGAACGAAATCACAGTCACGTCGCAGCAGCAGCTTGACAATCTGCCGCACGACTATCATGGAAGAATCTACATCAAGTTCGGCACGCCGTATGATAAGGCTATCGTAAGGCGGAAATATGATTTTGCCTCCGTCGAGGCGTGGGGGAACAGCTCTGTCGAGGCGCGGGGGAACAGCTCTGTCGTGGCGTTGGAGAACAGCTCTGTCGTGGCGTGGGGGAACAGCTCTGTCGAGGCGTGGGAGAACAGCTATGTCGTGGCGTGGGAGAACAGCTCTGTCGTGGCGTGGGGGAACAGCTCTGTCGAGGCGTTGGAGAACAGCTCTGTCGTGGCGTGGGAGAACAGCTCTGTCGAGGCGCGGGGGAACAGCTCTGTCGAGGCGCGGGGGAACAGCTCTGTCGTGGCGTGGGGGAACAGCCAAATCAATCAAAAGAGCGATGCATCTAAAATTAACGCATCCAGTAATGCGCGCGTTGTGCACGATCCGCACACCATTGACGAATATGTCGATTTTTACGGCATTGAGAACAGCAACGGCAAAGCGAAACTGTTTAAAGCGGTGCGGAAGCACGACGGTGTGTACCACTCGGACTGGGATGCAGATTTTGTGTATACAATCGGGGAATCAGTTGCGGCAGACGGCTTTTGCACTGACCCGAACGAAGATTGCGGGCGCGGTATCCATATGGCCTATCTCGACTGGTGTCTGGCATACGGAAACTGCTGGACTGATCTCGCAATCCTCGAAGTCGAAGCGGACATGAGCACGGTTGTTGTGCCGAAATGCGGCTCCGGCAAAGTTCGCGCCCCGTCTTGCAAAGTGATTCGGGAGGTTCCGCTGGAAGAATGCGGCTTGTACGGAAAGGCGCTGGCCAAGCGCAGAAACGGAGGGGCAGCATGAAGGTATTCGGCGACCCGCGCGCGCGGGCAAAGGCGCGCCGCTACATCGTCTGGGGCATCGAGGACGGCATCGTCTGTGCGAGCTTCCTCGCGGGAGGATGCTTGATGGGATGGCTGTTTCACGTGATCTTCGCGGCGCTGGGGGTGGCATGATGACGGAAGAACAGCGCCATATACATAACGCATACAATCGGGCGTACTACGCGCAGCACCGCGACCGCATCCTGCAAAACAAGCGCAATAACCGCGAAGCGAGCAATGCATATATGCGCAAATACCGCGCGGCGAACTACGAAAAGCTGTCTGCGTACTACAGCGACAGACGGCGCAGAAAATCGCGTGACACCGCTTTCGGCGCGTTTTTGCGGGAAAACGGTATCACGCAGACGGCAGCGGCAAAAATGCTTGGTGTGTCTGTATCAACAGCAAACTGCTGGGCGAACGGAATCACAACCGCGAACGAAGATAAGATCCGCGCAGTGTGGCCGGAGTATGGGGGTGCGGAATGTCGAAACTGACGATCGAACCGCCGGTTGACCCCCCGGCGTACACCTGCCCGCGCTGCCCGGTGTGCTATTCGGAGACGGACAAGCTGCTGCGTGACCGATGGGGCAAAATCGTCGGCTGCCCGGAATGCGTGAAGGAGGTAGACGCATGGACATTGTAAGCGACACCTACATTCGCGGCGGCATCCCGCAAAGCCGCTATTGCCGCAGCTGTGCGCACTATCAGGTGCTCTCCGGCTGCAGCAATAGCAAGGGCGAACCCGGTGCACGGGTGTGCTTGTACATCCTCGATACCGGCCATCGGCGGGGATGCTTGCCCGGCCCTGGATGCGATAAGCACATTACATTCGCGCAGTGGTGCGAGAGCAAGCGCGGCCGCGCCGTTCTGCGGCAGAAGCGCAGCCAGAGCCGCCCCAGAAAACGGAGGGCAGCACCATGACGACTGGCCGCGCAACCCTGCGATATATCCTCGCCCGGGCACGCATCTACTTTGCCGACGAGCACATTGCCTGTGATTACTGCCCGTGTCTGGAAACATACAGCCGCAAGCAGTGCCGCCTTACCGGCGAGTATCTGCTTGACACGCGCACCATCGGGTACAACTGCCCGCTGGAGTTTGAGGCGAAACACCATGAACAAATTCCGTTGCTTGTACGCGGACGAGATCGAATGCCGCGTGCAGCAGGTCAAGGATAACGGCCTTGTCCTCCTACTCTACAAAGACGCCCGCTGCGACATGACCATTCTGGACGAGACGGTCGGCGCAATGGACTGGCAGCGAGAGCACCGGCGCGATAACGCCAACTGCGTCGTCTCCATCTGGGACAGCGAAAAAGGGCAGTGGATCAGCAAGGAAGATACCGGCAAGGAATCCAACACGGAGGCGGAAAAGGGCCTCGCGTCCGACAGCTTCAAGCGCGCGTGCGTCAACTGGGGCATCGGCCGCGAGCTGTATACTGCACCGTTTATCTGGATCCCGGCAGGAAACTACACTGCCAACGGCCGCAAGTGCTATGACCGATTCGCGGTCGAGAAGATCGAGTACGTGAAAAATGACGACGGCTCCGACCGTCACGAAATCCTGAACCTATCCATCCGAAACACGACCATGAACAAACGCGTGTTTGTCCACATCGGTAGCACCGAAAAGAAAGGAAGTAAATAACCATGATTATTCGCACCAGAACCGGTGATTGCATCGTCGCCGGGAGGCTCTCCCGCGACGCAGAGTTTTCCAACGTGGGCAAAAAAAACTCGCCCCTGACGAAGTTTAGCATTCCAGCCCGTGACACCGTGCAGCCGGACGGCAGCAAGCAGACCGAATGGATTAGCTGCGAGGTATGGTATGAGGCTGCCATGAATGCCGCGCAGCTCAAAAAGGGCGATGCCGTCATCATCTGTGGCCAGCTCTCCACGCACAGCTATACCACGCGCAACGGAGAGACGCGCACCGAAGAGTGCCTGCGTGCGGACGCTTTTGTCAAAGCGTCCGTCCCGGTCTCTTCTGCCAGCGTGGAGCAGCTTGCCGCCGCCTATCCCGGCGTCGTCCGCGGCGTCGATGTCGTCGCGGACGACTTCACGAATGATCCGAAGTTTGAGGAACTGCCGGACGACGAATCCGACCTGCCGTTCTAACCGGGGCGCGCCATGGCAGAAAAGCGAATGTTTGCGCGCTCGCTCATCGACAGTGATGCATTTCTGGAGATGCCGCTCTCCGCGCAGGCCCTGTATTTTCACCTCAATATGCGCGCGGATGACGACGGGTTTATTAACAATCCGAAGCGCATCACGGACTATGTCGGCGCAGCGGCTGACGATCTGAAGCTGCTCCTTGCAAAGCGCTTTATCATCGTCTTTGATTCCGGCGTCATTGTCATCCGGCACTGGCGCATGCACAACACGCTCAAAAGTGACCGATACCATCCGACGAACTATCAGGCAGAATTTGCAACACTCTGCCTGGAGGAAAACAAGGCATACTCCGAGCGCCCGCAGACGCCGCCTGCCGCAGAACCAGCCAGAGTGGAAAAGCCAGCCGCGCGCCCGGCGCAAAAAGCCGCTGCAAAGCCTCCGGAAAAGAAGCCCTATGGAGAAATGCACAACGTCATGCTCACGGATGAAGAGCTGGCAAAGCTCCAGAGAGATTACCCGAACGACTACGGAACATATATCGAGCGCCTGTCCTTGTACATCACTAGCAAAGGCGCACGGTACAAATCCCACTACGCCGTCATCCGGCAGTGGCTTGTGAAAGACGGCGTGAAGGCCGAGAGCGAGAAGCGCGCGCCGGTCTCCGGTAAGGACGACTTGGACAAAGTGGAGCGAATGCTCGCCGCAATGCAAGGAGGTGCCGCGAATGCCGACCATGCTGGCCCTTGACCCCGGCAACCGGGAGACCGGCTGGTGCATCGTCGATACGATCACCCGCGCACCGGTGCATGGGGGGAAGGACGAGAACGCGCTCGTCTCCGGCATTGTGTCCGGCGGCGCGTTCGCTGTTGCCGCGATCGAGATCATCGAATCTTACGGCATGGCGGTCGGGCGCGACGTGTTTGAGACGTGCGAATGGATCGGGCGCTATAAGCAACTGCTTGACGACCGCGGCGTACCGTACCACATCGTCACGCGCAAGGAAGAGAAGCTCAATATCTGCGGCAGTCCTCGCGCGAACGATACCACCATCCGCCACGCGCTGATTGACCGCTTCGCGTCGCATGACTTCCGCAGCGGCAAGGGCACGAAAGCAAACCCGGACTTTTTCTACGGCTTCCGCGCCGATCAGTGGAGCGCGTATGCCGTTGCAACGACAGCCCTCGACAGGGCGGAGTACGAAAAGGAGGGTGACAATGCACGATAAGACAGAGCTGCTTGGCATCAAGGGAAGTTGGCGCGAGGTGGTGCTGCCGTGCAAGGCGGGAGACGAGCTTTGGACATTCTACAATTACCCGGATGAGCAAGTTTGCAGTTTTACTGTGACAGATATAAGCACACTTAATGGGAGGACTATGTTGAACACATCACGTTGCGGTGTTATAGATGCGCGTGATGTCGGTAAGACCGTATTCCTGACCCGCGAGGAGGCGGTGGAAGCATTGGAGGGGATGAAGGATGAGTAAGGCTGTCATGCTGAGCATCCGCCCAAAGTGGTGCGAAAAGATTGCCAGCGGTGAAAAGACGGTTGAGGTGCGAAAGACGCGCCCGAAACTGGGAACGCCTTTTAAGTGCTACATCTACTGCACGCAGAGCGGTGTTGCGCTCGGAGCGTGCGGAAAGCACGGCAAAGTCATCGGGGAGTTTACCTGTGACCGCATCGACGAGTATGACGATGATACGATTTTCTCGTTCCGCCATGAGGACTACACGCGCTGGAACGATTTTGGCCTTGACCGTGCGTGTATGCACCCGGAAGATTTCCAGAATTACGCTGACGGCAAGTGGCTGTACGGCTGGCACATCTCCGGCCTTAAAATCTACGATACGCCGAAGGAACTAACAGAATTTCATACTTTGAAAAAATGTAAATCATGCAGCAAAAGCGGGTACGAAAGCACAGCCTGTATCTATGATGAAAATTGCATGGTTCCGGTGGCGACTACTAAAGCACCGCAAAGCTGGTGCTATGTGGAGGATGACTGATAATGGCTGAATACATCGAGCGCGAAGCGTTTTTGAAAGACATCGAAGAGCGATATTGTTTACCATGCAAAGAGGCAGGGAAAGACCACAACGGATGTAAGTGCCGCGCTTGCTGGGTGGACGATATGTGCGGCGAAGTAATAGATGCGCCTGCCGCCGACGTTGCGCCGGTGGTGCATGGGCGGTGGATTCAACCACACTGGAAGAACAGTGATTATTGCTGTGACTGTTCGGAATGCGACGGGGAGGCAATGCACAGAGACTATCAGTGGGATAAAAATGGCATCTACCCTATCTGCCCCAACTGCGGCGCGAGGATGGACGGAGGCCTTGACAATGGCAAGATGGGTTAAGTGCAAAAACAGACTGCCGGAATTTCACGAAGATGTTCTGATGCTGTTTGACAACGGGAACGAAATAAACATGGCGGTTGGCTTCTTGTGTGATATGGACGAGCATATCACCTTTTGGTGCGCATATTCCGATTGCGGACTGTATACGTATTGCGATGATTCGCCGTTGTATTGGATGCCGTTGCCAAAGCCGCCAAGGGGGGTGCTCGACGATGCCAAAGAGAATTAACCCGCGCCGGAGACCGGCAACGATGGCAGACGTGCAGCGCGCAAAGGATACGGCGACGGCGGATGCCTGCCGC